TTGGGTTTCTTCCCGCTGACCCTCTGGAATGCCCATTTCGGGTTCTACATTCAGGCGATAAAGCCAAGAACCGTCATTGTCATATTCCAAGACGGCGGGTTTCCCGTGCGCCATATCATAGTGCGCATTAGGTTCTATTAAATCTAATTTCATACGGAAATGTTTTTGAAAGTTTGTTCATTAAATTGAGTGAATCACAATACTTGCACCATCCCCACCAACTGCATATTTGCTGCTTGTAATCTTCTTTGCTTGGAACAATCTTGCGCTTGTTCAATTTTGCCACCCGGCGGCAAAGTTTCTGCTTGATAGACTTTCGCAACAATGTATGCGTATGGTAAAAGACATATCCCAAAAAGTCAATTCCCCTTGAATCAACGGGAAAGACTTGGTAATTGCGTTTTACACGCAACTTTAACCCTTTCAGGTAAGCCCGGATTTCGTGTAACAATTCGTGCAATACTTCTTTGTTGGGTGCAAGAATGACTATATCATCGGCATATCGCCAATAATAATTCACACGTTTGGTTTCTTTCAACCAATGGTCGAAATAAGCCAAGACAAGGTTTGCAAAATACTGACTTAAATAATTGCCTATCGGCACGCCCTTTTCATCATCGACCGAATCAATGATTTCATCAAGCAATGCCAATAAGCGATTATCTTTTATTTTCCGCCTGACAATGCCTTTCAAGACATCATGGTGGATTGACGGATAAAACTTCTTTATGTCAATTTTCAGGCAATAGCGTGTTCCGTCCGGGTCTTGCTTCAATGCTTGTTTGACATCCTTTGCGCACTTGTGGATTCCACGATTCTTGATACAAGAATATGTGTTCTTGTTGAAGATGGAAACCCATATCGGTTCAAGGACGTTCATAATGGCATGGTGCAAGATACGGTCGGGATAATACGGCAATCGGTAAATTAGCCTTTCTTTCGGTTCATATATGGTGAAAACATGATATTTGGATGTTTTGAATGTGCCGTTTTTCAAACTTTCGTGCAAGGCAATGATATTGGCATCCCGGTTCTTATCGTGTATCTGCACACCATAAGAACGCAACTTGCCTTTCCTTGCCTTTTCATCGGCAAGACGCAAGTTTTCAATGCTTATTACCCGGTCAAACAAATTGCCAATCCGTTTCATTGTCCTTTAAGTTTGCTTGTATATTAGGATTCTTCGGGTTGCCCCTACCAAAACCGTTTTACCTAATTTGTTTTTTGCCGTTGGGGTTATTGCCCCAACTCATGCAACCCCGTTCGGGCTGCTTTTGTGGCAAGGTTTCCGATATGCAACTATATTTTTACAAGCATAGCTGAGAACCGATATTCGCATTCGTATTCGTAGCCGTGTTATTCGTATTCGCATACACGAACCCTGCATTCGCACCATTATTCGCATTACCGCTGAACAAAACGCCACGACATCGGACAACCTTTGTTTTATTTTTCATCCAAATTCCAAAATCATATTTGCCACTCGATTTGACGATTTAAGCCGCTTCGATTTGCGGGTAAAAGCAAAGCCGAGAACCGATATACGCATTCGTATACGTAGCCGCGTTACCCGTATTCGCATACACGAACCCCGCAGACGCACCAAAATTCGCATTACCGCCGAACAAAACGCCACGTTCCGAAACTCCACTTGCCGGAATGTTGGTATAGAAGTAATCACAAAAGTAAGTTGTTGAACCCGCGCCGACTTCAAGCGGCATGATTTCGCCATCCTCACCAAGAATCAACTTCTTTACATATCCCTCTTTTCGGGGCAAGTTGCCGCGCAACTCATAGTTCAACGTGCCGGAACTTGTGAATGCCGCCGGGTCGTCACAAACGTAAAATTCGGAAAGTCCGCCATCGGCTTCACTCTGAATAAGACATTTGCAACCGTCCGTCCACTTCCAAATATGCCCGAATGGGTTTTCAACACCCCGGTAAGACGGCACTTGTACGACCTTACGTGTTACGGGTGTAAAATAGGTTGTGTTTGTCAATGCCGTTCCTGCTACTGCATCTGCTTTGCAAGTGTATAGCAATTCACCTTGTGACACGTATTGCCCGGCGGTGTATGCGGTCGCGGCACTATATTCACCCTTATAGTTGGCTTCACCGCTTGCGTCATACTCAAACGGCATGGTAAATTCAACATACCCGGATTTGTTGCCAAGGCTGTTTGTTACACCACAAGGCACGAACGGATAATTGCCATTGAAGTTTGACCACCTCGTCCAATCCAAGGTTGTCACACCCGAACCCAAGCCGCCTTGATGGTAGCCATCTTCCGTCAATTCGGCATTGAATGCCTCTTGCGAATTGAATGTGCAATACTCAACAGCAAAAAGCCACCACAACTTTTTGTGCGTCTGATACAAGTTGCAATTCCATTCCGTTGAACCATGCTTTCTTGCATACGTGCGGAAATTGGTCAATGAAATGACCGTTGCGGGCAATCCAAGTTGTGACCTATAAGTTCCGTCACGGTCGGCATTGTTGTTGCCGCCCCTGTAATCCGCATCCTTGTTCACGACCGCGCACAATGTTTGCGTTGAACGCTGAACGGTCGCTTCAACCGCCGAAACATAGTCCTTGCGCCAAAGTTTGAAGCCGGGCAAAGGTTCGGTGGACTGCAAGTGGCGGCTTTTGTCGCCGTCCGTTTCAAAACGCACATACATATCGGGCAATTCATCCATGTATTGCCCATCAGCCCCTGTAAGGTTTGCAGCCGCCCCCGTGTCGCGCTTTGTCGAATCATTGGCGTGCAAGTAATAGTTTACTTCGCCATTGTCTTTCAAGATGCAACGCCGGATAAGGCTTTGCAACGGCAATTCCTTGTGAAGTTCCATCTTGCCGACCCGTGTCGGGTGCGGGTTTGACACCGTGGCATCCCATTCAATGCCATAATAATAATCATAAGCGAATGTCGGCTTTGTGTTGCCGACCCCAATAATCAATCCCATATCAATAGCCCCATTTTAAGTTAGTACCTGACAATGAAGTTTGCTTCACCGTCTTTACGATTTCAGGATTCCAACCGCAATCAAATTGCGTTTCGATAAATTCCCCGTCATTCATTCCGGCAAGCTGCACCGATAATTTCACGGGTTGCGTGCCGTCATTTTTGACGTTGAAGCATTGACCGTCCGGCAAGCTGAAATCAGCATTGTTAAGATTGTCAATCGCTCCCATCTTTCCGATTTGTGCGGACACCGTTTCGCCGCTTCTTGTTTCACTCATAATCAAAAAGTTTTGTTTGCAAAATTAACTTGTTATTGTTTTACTATAAAACATTGTGGATAACACAAGCACAACTTTTACCCGGTAAAGTCTGTTGTGTTCACAATCATAAAGGAAAATCCCGAATCATTGGCACTTGCATCATCACCCGTGTACACGTCAAAATAAGTCGTATTCTTTGCATAGATGCTTGCATATCTTCCGACCGAACCTTGACTTGTTGAATCACACGTGGCGAAAACCAAGTAATTATTCACGCTTGAAAAGCCCGGACTTATCCTTACCCTGTAATGCCCCGTTTCAAGTCTTGAAGTCGTTATTGTCGCCGTGTCGTATCGGTGCAACTTTATCAAGCCGCCCGATTGGTTCACCATGCCCATATAAGACACCTTGAAAGGCAATCCGCGCATATTGGTTGCCTTTGTATAGAAACGTCGCAAGATAATCCATCCATAAAACTTTGAATTATCCCCATAGCCAATCATTTCAACGGCTTCATAAGGGTTTATCGACAAGGTGTTGTAAGTCCTGCCGTTTTCATAGAAGTATTTTCCGCTTGGGGCTGTATTGCTTACAATCACACCGACCGGGGTTTGACCATTGAAGTAATCATTCATAATGATTGCCCGGAAACCGCTATATTCCAAAGTGAAAGGAATTGTGAATGCCGTATTCCAACCACCACCGCTTGTACCCGTAATGACAACATTGTTATTATTCTGCAATCCCAATGTGGACACAATGATTTCACCCCCTGCCGAACCGCCAAGTTTGTAATAACCATTCCGAAATGCGTTGGCAATACTCCCTTTTATGATTACATTGTTCAAATCGGCATTGGTGATTGTGCCTTTGTTGATGTATGCTTCACCCTTGACGGTCGCTTTTTCCATCACGACCGACCCATCTTGCATCACCCTGTAAGGGGCATAAGCACGGTTTTCAAATGAAGTGCCAGCCCAAAAGCGCACGGAACTTGCCGCCGTACCTTGCCCGGTCATACCCGCAAGGATGGTTGATGTACTTCCGGCGACCTGTATTGTGCCGGACGTTACCAAACCGCCGTCAATGACCGTCTTTGTATTGTCGTATGACACCGCCTTGACCCAATCCGTTGCGATATATGAACCGCTTGTTCGCTTAACGGCACACCGCTTCAAGTCCGTTCCATTGACCCACAAATCGCCTACATCATAAGGCGGATAAGGGGTTGAAACGAACACACGCCGTTTGCCGTCTGCCGTGTCCTTTGCTTGGCTTGCAAGGCTGTATGCGTCAAGTGCCTTTTGGTCGTCAATGTTTACCCAAGAATATGAACTTGAATATCTCCTTAACTTGTGCGCGCTTGAATTATACCACATATCGCCAACGTGCTTCTTCTTAATTGCCGTTGTAGTCCAACTTGCCGCCGGGTCGGTTGTCTGAAACCACGTTTCAATCTTGCCGTCAATCTGTGAAGTCAAGTCCGCAATATCATCCGAATAAGTGCCGTTGATAAAGTTGTTCAATGCCGTGTTATCGGTGTACTTACTTGCCTTTTGCCAATCGCTTGAAGAATAATTGCCGGATGCTCTTGCCCTTATGCAACGCATAATATCCCCGGTTGTGCCTTGAACCCATAAATCGCCGACTTCATAAGGCGTGTAAGGGGTTGTCGTGAATATGCGGTTCTTATCCTTTGCAAGATTAAGCGCATCTTGCGCAAGGGCAATGGCTTGTGCGACTTCCGCATCTGAAAGTTGCGACCATTTGTAAGTTCCATTTTCCTTGACAAAACGGAACACCGCGCCCGTTGCCGTGTTGTAGAACAAATCGCCCAAGTGATTGTCCTTTAATTGGGTCGTTGTCCATTCATTCGCCGGGGCATTGCTCAATGTCGGGTTGTATGTTTCAAAGAATTGTTCAATTTGCCCGTCAAGTTGCGCTTGTATTTCAGCAAGCAAGCCCGGCAAGGTGTTGTTGATGAAATTCTTGCTTTCAAGTGCTTCATTGCCCAATTCTTCAAGGGTCTTTTCCTGACCATTGGAATTGAACACAATACGACCGCCGATTTCCGAATTGTCAAGGTCAAAATATGTCGTGCCGTCCGCCGATTCAATGCGCCCGGTCTTGATGAAACGACCGTTTATCATTGAAAAACCATAAGTCAAGGACAAAGACCGCACTTTCAATTCCGGGTCAATGCTCGATATTGTGCCGATAAGGAAATGATAATAATTGGCATCCTGTTCAACCTTAATTTGTGAAGTCGAAAAGATGAATGTTCCGGCATCACCATTCTTGGCACATTTCGCATATAGGAAATATGCTTGATTCTTTGACAAGGTTATTGAACCGTCAGCCATGACCCAAGACACCGCCGTTTCTTCATTGATGGTGTAATGGGTCAAGACACCGCCTTGCCATTTCACGACATTTGAATTGCCCCCGTAATTGGGTTGAAAGACCGTATTTGTCAATCCGAATTGCATTGACTTTGCCCCGACCGACAATGCCAATGTGTCAATCGACAAGGGCTTTATCTTGTCGCTGTAATAATCGCCGTCAGGGTCGAACACCATGTTCAACAATTCGCGGCTTGTACGCCAATTTGCCCGCGCCCGCACCGGGTCTTTCAAGTTGTTTATGGTGATAACTTTGTCAATGTCTATAAGGTCGGAAATCACCCGGTTTGTCACACTTGTTTTAACAGTGTCCGATATGGTAAGGGTGTATTCGTATGGGTCAAGGATGTTCCTTTCAAGTGATTGTATGCGCACGGATTTATCAACGTCAATGTCTTTATCCACAATGTGCAAGTAATCGCCCGGTCGGAACACGTTTGTCACCGTTTCATCGCTTCCGACAAGGTTTTGCAACCATGCCTTTGTGACACTCAACCCATATTGCACCTTTGGTTGGCAATTTTGGTCATAATACTTGTTGCCCGTTTCTTCCAATTCTTCTTCCGCCACTTGCTCGATACTTTGCGGATAAGCAATGTCAAGAATCTTGTATTCATTGCCGACACCGATTTGATAAGCCAAAGACGTTTCAGACGGAAACACGTTACCCCGGTCATCCGTTTGCTTTATCAATGTGAATGTATGCGTTGCATGGTCGTAACTGTGTACTTCAAATTCATACCCGGCAAGATTGCCCGTGTTGAAGTGGATTTTGGGTTTCACATCTGCAATCATATACTTTGTTGTCACCCCGTCCGCTTCCTTTTCATTGAGGTTGAAAGGGAAATCATTATCTATGAATTGCAAGACGTTGCCCGACACAATGGCATCAACCGTTCCCGTGAAAGACGGCTTTATATCATCGAAGTTCTTGCGCCCCTCAAAAATGCCGTATTTCGCCACCATTTCGGCTTTCTCAATGTATGATTGCCCCTTTGTCTTGCCCGGCAAACAAAGGCGGTCGGCACGGTATTTTGACGTAATGTTTTCGGTCGAACCATACACTTTCAACCGGGTGACTATGTTTGCGGATGAAACATTTTCCCTTGTCAGTTCATACAAGCCACGCCCCTTGCCGTATTGGAACGTATATGGCAAGGTCTGACCAACTTTTTCATACAAGTTGATTGTATAAACCCCGTTTGATTGCTCAATCTCAAATTCGACATTGAAGTTCGATTCACTGCAAAGGTTTTGCAGCACCGACAAGCAATTATCGGATTCACCGAAAGTCAAAGTCTTGTCACTCGCCGTTTCAGGGCATACGCCAAGCACCCATTTGCCCGGAAAGACACGGTTTGCATTGGCAATAAGAACGGTCATAAAGCGGTGCAAATCTCCTGTGAGGGTGTCGCCCTGCACGTCCTGCAATTCGTTGGTGGTCGTGTCAATGGTGACATCGTAAGTCACCCGGAAAAGGTCATATTGTATGCCCTCAAATTCCAAGTCATATTGAAATTCGTGCATACCCGTTTTCTTTGCTTTCGGCAAACGGTTCAACTTGTAGTCACGCCCGAAAACGGTTATCTTGTCGCCAATGCCGTATGTTTGCGGGAATGGCGATACAACGGTCAATGAAACGGTATCTTCCGCATTCAATGCCCATTTCTGCTTTGCGGATGAAATATCGGTTGCCGTGCGCCTGTTGGCGATAGGCACACGGCTTCCATCTGCTTTCGCAATGATTATGTTTGTTAGATTTTTTCCCATACGACAATGGCATTTGTTTCAAACAATGAAATTTCGTCAATGCAACCCGTGATTACCGGGAAATAGTCACCATTTGCGGCGTAATTGTGCGTGATTTCCACTTCGTCACCGCTAATGTCATAATCCACGCTTCCATCACCCCAATAGATGTTCACGTACTTGTTTGAGGTCAATTTGACATTGCAAGTCTTTGTCGATTCACCAACCCGGATATGCTTCAACACACGCTTCACGGGTTCGGGTTCAACTAATTTCAACTTGAACGTGCCAACCATCAATTCATCATCCCATTCTTTCGTGATTTCGATTGCATCCTTGCAATAGACTTCATAAATCAAGGGTTTCACCGGGTGAACATCAATGGTAAGGCGGTTTGTTCCTGCCTTGTCAAGCTGTTGTTGGAAAGATGTTACCTTGCGGATGAAATCCATCTTGGAATCCGCCTTGACAAAGCAAGACAAGGTGATTTCACGCGGTTCATAGAACTTGTGCATCAAATCAACACTTTCACCGTGATAGTTATCCCATGACAATGAAGCCGGGGTCTTTAATTTCGGGCGGTTCAACACACCGTCAGACCCGGACACATAAACGCCGTATTCCTTGAAATTCACGCCGTCAAGCAAATATCCTTGTTGCTTGCTGCTTGACATTTCGTTGATAAGTTCGGCTTGTGTCAAGGCAAGGTTGTAAAACTTCACATCATCCAACAAGCCAAAGCCCCAAGAACCACCGTAATAATCTTGATTCAGGGAAACGCCAAGCAACGTGCCGGAATTGTTCACGGTCTTGACAAGTGAGGAATTGACGTAAAAATTGAACACGCCCGACTTTTTTGTCAAAGCAAGCGAAAACCACGAACCGGGTTTGGCTTCAATGGGTACTTCAACATAGTTTTTCAGCCCGGAAAAGTTAAGTACCCATATCAACTTTTGAGGCGAACCCAATTCGGCTTCACGGTTTTGAACCCACATCATCATCGTAAAGTCGATTGTCATGTTAGGGAACACCGCTTTTGACACCTCGCAAGTGTCTGACCCGGCAAAAGAAATTGCATTGCCGTTTTTACCTGTGACGAAATGCGCCCCATTGACCGCCCCATCCGCACGGTTTTGGCTATAATCATACGCCACCAAAGAACCGTCACTTTCATCAAATGGCATTTGAAGAATTATGTTGTTCGCATCCATATCAATAAGTTTTTTTCTGTTTCTCTATGACTTTTATAGTTGCATCATCCATTGCATATTTGATTACCTGACCATTGCCGACATAATGATTTACGCACACTTTTGCCCGGTCGCTTGCGTAAACATTGACAACGGCATCATCAAATACATCAATGACCACAAAGGCATTGTCTTTTGCAATGACATTCAATTTGGCATTGTGCTTGGCGTATATCTCGCACACGTTGAACCCGGTTGTTTCGACACGCCCACAAGTTGCCCCAAGACACACGCATTTGGGCTTATTTTCGATTTTTATATCATCGTCAAGGAAAACCCCGTATTGTTCCATTTTGCCCTTGAAATGCGTTCTAATGAAGCCGTTGTCGGGGTAATCATTGGCAAGGCAAAAATCAATGCCTTTCAAATACATTTGCGCCATCGCATTTATATTGTCACCGTTCAATGACTTCAATTCATTGTACCACGGTTTGCAAATGCCTTTTTTCTTTGCTTGCCTTGCAAGTTCTTTCGCTAAATCCATATCGTTTTGTTTTATAGTGAAACACACTCGATTACGACAAACCTTGCGACCTCAAAGAATCACCACTTGGGCGTTGCAATTCTCTGACCGCCGAAAGAATATCTTGAAGCAACCGATTGTAAGCCGTATTGTTCGCAATGGTGTTCAAGGCTTGCAGCGATTGCCGCAAGACTTGTGTTGCTTCCATTTGGTTTATTCGGATTGCGTTCATTTGCCCGGCGATAATGTCGGCGGTTTCTTCTGTTACACCTTTTACCGCACCTGTCAATGAATCTTCCGAATCATCGTCAATTTCCAAGTCTTTGAACAAATCCTTGTAAACATCCAATGCTTGATTGTAGTTGTTTGCCGCCGCTTGAACTTTGGCTTTGAAATCTGCAATTTCGGCATCCGTCAGACCATCAAAAATGAAGTTGTCACCCGACCAATACCCCATATCGGTGTAAAGGCTATCCAATGCGCTTTGCAATTGGTTTTCAAGAAACTTCTTTTTCAATTGGTTCACAATGGCATTTTGCAAGACTTCATTAACCGTTTGTTCAAAGGCATTCGCCGCATCTTCACCAGCCTTGAATGCTTCCGTAAGGGAATCCGCCAATGTTGATGCAAAATCCTTTGCGTTGGTCTGCAATATGTCATTGGCGATTTCATCATACATATCTTGAATTTGTCGGTCAAGTTCGGCGATTTGGTTTTGGTAGTCTTGAATTTTCCCGTTGTCGGTTTTCTTCTTTGATTCTTCATCCCTAATCATGCCGCGCAAGTGTTCTTGCTGTTGCTCCATGTTGTGAATCAAGCCCATTTGGTTGTTGTACACTTCCGCGCCCAACGCCTTATCAACCGCCCATTCAAGTTGTTCATAAGATGCTTTCAGCTTGTCGATTGCTTCTTGGTGTCGTTTGATGGACTTTTCCGCCTTTCGGTCACGGCTGTTGAACAAGTCGAATGCGGATGAAAGCAACCCGACCGACCCTTGAATGATAGACAAGGGATTGCCCGTTGCGATACCGCTTGCAACCTGACCCGCTCCATCCAATATGCCGCCAATGTCACCGATAATGGCTTGCGTTTGCTCATCCATCGTGACACCCATCTTTTCCAACCCGGACGTTACGGCATCAAAAGCACCGCCCACAAGGTCAATCGCCCCGCTTGCGCTTTCAAACATATTCGTCAAGGCTTTTTTCTTGCTTTCATCATCCGCCGCCTTGCCATATTCCTTGATTGAGGAAATCAACGACTTGAACGGGTTGCGTTCCCGTATTTCGTTCTGCATTTCCTTGATTTTGTTTTTCAAGGTTTCAAGGTCTTTCGGGTCAAACTCGATACCAAGGTAAGCCCCATCAAGATTGTTGATTTTATCAATCAATTCTTGAAGTTTCTTGGTACTTATTTCGTCAAGGTCGCCAAACATCAATTCCCAATCCGGGTGTGCCTGTAATTCGTCAAGGGCGAACTTTGAAAGGGCTTGGGCTTGGGCTTTGTCTATTGCCGCAATCATATCCGTGTTCCCGGCTTCCTGTGCCGCCCGCCGCTTTTCATCATATTCATCAATGATTGCTTGCTTGCGTTCCTCAAACGTGCCATATTCGGCAAGCATCGCATCATAATCGACACCGCCAATGTTTCGGACATCCTTATTGTATTGGTTTGTCCTGTTTTGAATGGCATTGTCAATTTCCGCACGTTGCGCATCCGTTGTCGCCTTTTCACGTTCACGCATCATCAAGGCGACATCATCATTGAATTGTTGTTCAAGACGGCGTTTTTGCTCGACATAAGAAGCATATTCTTCAAGCAATGATTCCGTTTCCTGCCTCAATTGGTCTTGGGCGTTTTCTTCCGCTTCATTGAGGGCATCCGCCTTGGCATTGTCAAGTTCCGTTCCATCGCCGGACAATTCCTTGCGTTTCTGCTCAATGATATTGAGCATATCAAGGACGGTTCGTGCATTGGTTAATTGGGCATTCAATTCTTCGTTGAATGCTTCCAATACGGTTGTCCGTGTTTCCTCTGCAATGGCATCATTGAGTTGGCGTAATTGCTTGTTTTGTGCCTTTGTGCGGTTTGCAACGTCAATTTGCAAAATTTGGTCACGTTGGTTCTTCAAGTAATCAATATATGTTGCCCCCTCTGCAAGCAATTTGGAAAACTCTTGGTTTGCAGAACGGACAAGCACTTCATCACCCGAATTGACCCATTTTTGAAATCTTTGATACTCCGACCTGTATTTATTCAGTTTCTCAATGAACGGGTCTTGTGTGTTGGTGCTTTTGTTACTTGTGGTTGTTGTCTTTCGCCCGGTTATCGCATCGGCTTGTTTTTGCAGCTTTTCGATTTCCTGCATGGCGGTTTTGTACTCTGCATTGCTTGTCAGATTTTTTAAGGCTTCTTGCTTTACCTGAATGGCTTGTTCGATTGCCCCCAAAGTACCATCCGCATAAGTCTTGGTCGCATCAATCCCGGCTTGTTTTAGCATATTAAAACCATTAGATTCAGCGGTGGCGGCATTTTCAAATCCTTTGGTTATTTCAGCCCTCAATGCGTCAATTTGTGCTTTCGCTTCCGCTTTGGCTTCATTCGGCACAATATAATCTTCATAAGTATAGTAAGCCCCCATTCCCGCACCGTGCTTAACCGACCTTGTTTTTGTTACATTGTCCGGCATGGCATTGTATGCTTGTTCTTGCTCCAACAAGGTTTTCACCTTTTCTTGCGCCTGTTGCAGATAGACCAAGGCTTTTGCCTTTTCAATTTGTGCATTGATAAAGGCTTGCTTATTGTTGATAAGCAAGTTTTCCGCATCCGTTACGCCATTGATGGAAACGCCCAATTCGTCAAAAGCCGTTTTGTTTTCCTCGATAAACTTCTTTTTTGCGTCCAAATCATCGCCAAGGGCATTCCACTTCAAGGACAAATCTTCAATTGTGGCAATAGGCTTATATGCGTTTTCGGCAAGGGATTTATAAAATTCCTGTGCCGCTTTCTTGCCCTCATTCGCCTTGCTGACAAAGTGAACAATAACGCCAACCAAAGCCGACAATGCGGCTGCAATCCATCCAAACACCGGGATTGACTTAATAGCCGCCCCGACCATACGGAAAGCCCCGGCAAGACCTATATTTGCAGCCGTACCAGCGACCGCCGCTGCGGTTTGCGCCCCGGTTGCGACCGTGTTTGCTCCTTGGGCAACCGTGTTCCCGGTTTGTGCCGCCGTATTTGCTTGTTGTGCGGCTGTATTGGCGGCTGTTGCCGCCGTGTCCGCAATGGTTGCGGTGGTATCTGCAACGGTCGCCGCTGTTGATGCAACTTGTTCACCCCTGCCGACCGCCAATAATTTGTTCCACCATTCTTTCAATCCGTTGATGGTTACAAGTTGGAATGCTTCATCTTTATCAAGGGCAAGTTGCACTTCTTTAAGTCCGATTGTGACCGCCATTAAGGACTGCACTTTAAGCATTATCTTTTGCAGATTCTCGTTTTCACCGCTAAACAAGGCAACCGCACCTTGTGCCGCCGAAAATGCGCCTGAAACGCCCGAAAGCCCCGACAACAAGCCATCCCACATCCTTTCACCTCGCTTCAACATATTTTGTTGGGTGGTGACGGCATCCATCGCTTCCGACAATTCGCCCATTTGTGCTTGAAGTTGCTTGTATCTTTCGGAACTTGTGTCGCCCGCAAGTTCCAATTGCATCAATTCTTCACGCACTTCACGCAAGCGGGTACGGAAAGACACGTGGGATTGTGCCGCATTTTCGGCTTCCTGTGCCGCCTTTTCAATCTTTTGCGCTTCATCTTCCAATGCGTTTGATTGGTTGCGCAACTCATTCAAAAGCTGCTTGCGAACCGTCACTTCACCTTTGATTGCATCCGCACGGTCTTGTAAGGCACGGTAATCATCATCACGCCCGGACATGAAAGCATCGCTTGCCGCATGACTAACACGGTCATATTCGGCACTCAACTTTGCAATCGCTTGTTCGTGTTCCTCACACGCCGCACCAATTTGCCCAAGTGTCACACGTATTTGGTCAAGGCTTGAAGCCGCACCGCTCGTTGTCCTTTGCAAATTGTTCAATTCGTTCATCAAATCGACAAGACCTTGCTTTTCGGCATCCAATTCTTGTTTTACCGAATTGGCTTGTTCGATAAGTTGATTTTGTGCATCGCCCGGTTCAATTGCGTTTATTTTGGCGGTCAGGTCATTGTATGAATTTTCCAAATCCTGAATCACCTTGCGTTGAATCTCGATACACTCGACCATTTCTTGTGTGGTCTTATCCATCACATCGCCACTTCCGGCAACGGCATCCGAAAAGCCTTGCACACGCCGCAATGTTTCGTCAATAGCCGCATTAAGCTGACCATTGTCTAAAATGGATTTGAAAGATAATGACCCACCGTCTATTTCTGCCATATTACATCATGCTGTTAATGTAGTTCATAATTTGTTCGCTGTTGTCCTCTGACAATTGAATTTCCGTTTCCTTGCCATCATCCAAATCATAGCCCGGTGCATCAATCATCATCCTTTGAACAACCGACCACGGAATGCCGTGTAACAAGTAGTCGTAAGTCCATCCGAAATGCTCACATATTGCACCCCGGCGACCGTGCGGACTGTTTAACCCTCGTTGTTTTCCTCTATCCGAATCGGCATCGTGGTTCTTTCTAACAACATCAATCGAATAGAGTTCATAAAATCCCCAAGGTTGCCCATCGTATTGACAAGAACATACAACTTGTATAGGATTGACGGCTTGATTCTACGGGCAAACAAAGAAGTCAATTCATCAAGTTTATTCGTGTCCTCAATCCACCTTATTCCACCTTTGCCGGGTTTTGCAATCAACCTATCTTCCCCCAGCACCGCAATGGCAATTATTCTTGCGCACCGCAAAGAATGCTTGTGGGCAAGTGTCCTTGCCATCTTCATGCTGTCCGTGTCCGCTGACTTCATTACATTTTCATCAATGGCTATTTCCACCAATTCGGATGTTATGCGGTCAAGGGTGGCAAGGGTCATTTCTTCGATTCTGAATGTGCGTGTCACCTCCTTGGGCTTATATCGCCTTATCAGACCGAAAAATCTTTTTTCCACCTCAAATTCGGTGTCTTTCAGTTCAAACGACACGCCCTTGTTGATAAGGGTGTTCAACTCGTTGCGTTCTTGTTCAAGTTGCTTCTTTTCGTCATTCATTACTTTTGAAAGTAAGAAGCCCCCGTAAGTTGTCACACTCCGGGGGCTTCGGGTTTTTGTATTAAACAATCAATGCACCCCGAATTACTCCTTGGCTTTCGGCACGCCGCGAATGGCTTTTCCGGCTGTAACCGCCATCGGGGTAACGGTGAAGTCCACAAGGAAAATTCCTGCCGCCGACATATCCGCATTTATGACCGCTTCAATGTCGCCGTTGGGAATCTCAAAGTCCAACCCCTGTTCAGATTCAACGAAAATTGCCTTGTTTGCGACAACTTCATTGCCATCATAACCCCACTTGGGATTGGACGAATCGCCCACATTCGCACCACCGACATAATCAATCAAATCTTGCACGTTGGCATCCATGATTGAGAATGTCAGGGTCGGGATTTTGCGTGACTTCTTGCGTACTTCCGGGGCTGCCATGCCTTCCTCGAAATGTTCCGTCACGTCCGCCGTTGCCTGTGCAATCTTACAAGTGTTCTTGTAAGTCTTGCCGATTTTGTTTAACTCGGACGGCATTGCTCCATTGGGTGCTGCCGTTCCAACCTTGATTTGGCAAAGACCAAGGGTTATCAAAGATGTTCTTTCTGCCATAACTTTTAATCAATTTGAATGTTCCAATCAATGCGAATGTTAGCAAAGTGTTGTTTGGTGTTCGGCTCATACATGATTGACATTGTGCCGGGTCGCATCTTCAACCCTTTGATGTTCGCACTTCTCACAATCGCCAAGACTTCATCCGTCAAGGCTTTCAAACGTGTGCCGTTTTCTGAAACCTGCATTTTCCCTTTTATCTTCTTGGGGGTGTCCGGCGTATAGATGTTGATGTTTGACGTGCCAATTTGCGGCAAGCTGTCTTGCCCCAAATCAACGGTGTTCACGACAATATCTTCATCAACTGAATTTTCCGGGCGTTCATCACGCACATAGCAACCACCCTTAATGGATGTTTTGCCATTGAGCAATGAAAACAAGATTCCATCCGTGTCAAATGTAGATTTCATTATTCGGCTGCACGTTTAATGTTCGTAATCAGTTTTTCAAGCATTCGGGGCAATTCCCGCTCTGCAAGATGTTCGGCACTTGATAGGACATTGTAACCCTTTGCTTCCACGTAAGCGGCATAATTCATTCCGGCGACCACAACAAGGGCAACACCCTTTGTTTCCTTTCCGACCTTTTCGGCGATTGTCTGACCAGACTTCATGCCCCTTGCCGCTGCTTCGCTTTCCGCACCGCTCGCCGCATCAAATTGGCTATGAATGGCGATACCATCAACAAAAACTTGATACCCGGTGGATGAAGTCAATGCCCCCGTCTGCATCATATAGCCTTTGTTGTTCCTTGCTTCCGTCAAGCACATTTCGCCAAGCCTTTGCAGCCTTGCGATTTGCTTTTGCTCGACCATATCAAGGAAAGCATCAAACCTTTTCTTGACATCTTCTTTTGTAAAGTTTGCCTTTATAGCCATAGCCTTGAATGAAGTTGTGACGGGTCGAAATTCAAGCATATTCCGGCAATCCTTATGTCCGAACAACCCTTGTCGTTTGCAATTATCACTTTCGCACCTTTGGCAACCATTGGGCAAGTTTTGGGGCATTGGATAACAGATGTTGCCTTTTGGTATTCACCCCCGGCAACCTGAAATTCCGTGCCTTTGCCGTCCGATTCTTCACGGCACATCGAAATGAACTTGCGCGACACTTCACATTCCGTCCAATTGCCGTTTGCATCCTGTATGGATTCCCCGGCTTCTTCGATAAATAGGAAATGCGGATATTGCTTCACGAATGCCATATTACCAAATGTTTGAACGGTTGCGAATTTTGGGGCGTGACACAAGCACGTTTTCTTTGCCCAATTCATTGCACAAGGCGGCATAATAGAGTTTGACGGCATCCATATTCCAAGATATAGAATATCCGCCCTCTGACACGTTTTGGGTCATTCCTTTGAGGATTACGGACATTCGGTTGTACACCGACATATCACACGCCCTTACGTCCACAACGGCATCCGCTTCAAGACCGCCTTTCAGAATGATAATATCAATATCATCTTCCGAAAGGTTAAGTCCGTTCAATGCTTTGGTCAAATAATCCTTGTTTGTCATACTCCTTTGTCTTGCAAAGCCGTTAGGGTGCTTTTGACACACCCCAACGGCGAATGTTGTTAGTTCTTATTCCAAGTAGTCGCATTGGTCTGCATCAACACGCTTCGACCTGAAAGATTCCAAGCCGGGAACAAGTTGGCGATTCCCTCCGTGACTTCCTGAACGGGCGATTCATTAGAATACTTCTTGACCAAAGTATGACCGTGCATGACCTTTTCGGCAACGCTTCCGGGCATCTTCTTTGCGTCAATCGGCTTCTTCCAATAGGTGTTTCCAAGAACCTTGCTTTCCGAGAAAAGAATGACATCATCTTCAAACGGGTTTGAAGTGACACGCGAACCATCGGCAAGTTCGATTGTGATTTCTTGGTCAATCACAATGAACTGCAAGCCGCGATAAAGTTCTTTCTTCTTGGCAAGATATGCGTTCACGGTCGCCAAATCGGGCGAATCCTGCGTTCCCGTTGCATTCTGAATGTAGGATGAACACTTCTTCCAAACTTCTTCCTGTGAAGCGAATTTTTCAAAGGTATCAACATTCATAAATGCGAACTTGTACGTTGCGCCAAACAACTTCTTACCAAGTTTAATCGCCTTGGGAATATCCTTGGTAAGCGGCTTTGCGCCCGTACCGCTGTTGTACGCCGTTTCAACGCCAATCTTCTGTTCCGCCGGAATCAGATAATCAACGTCATATTCGGTCACGACCGCCGCATTGTTGGAATTGGTGAACTTGACCTTTCCAAGCGAAATTTGGCGCAATGCAATCCATTCCGCACGGGCTGCAACGCCATCCCAACAATACTTGGTATCTTCCGCCCAAAATTCGACAAGGGCGCGCAAGTCGGGGTTGCTGCTCGACATTGCAACCATTATGTCGTATTCGGTCAATTCATCTTCGTTCTTTTCTCGCGATATGGCGATTTTAGGAATATCGCCTTGAATGCGTGAAATCGCTTCACGGGTCTTGCGTGAAATTGTCGCACCCCTTGACACAAGGTCGGCGGCAATCTTCAAGCCGGATTGCGCTTCAAGCATCTTCCATGTCAAAGTGTTTGTTTCTTTGAGTGGGAAAAGGGTTGGATAATAGTAATCTTTGAGGTCGTAAGTGCGGATTACGGCTTCCATATCCTTTTCATTCAACCCAACCATCAATGATTTCTGCATATCGGTTTGCTTTTAGGGGTTACACATAAGCGATTGTCTTTAATGCCGACTTGATAGCGGCATTTACTGCGGGCGCGGTGGCTTCTCGCACAACACCGATAACCCATGCACTTACAAACAAGTTGTCGCCATCCTTGACATCCTCGTTTGACCCGGCTATTGCAACCGGGGTCACTTTCAACGTCTTGTTTGCGCCGCTTGATTCAAATGCACAAGTTCCGGCTTTGACTACCGCACCAAGGGTCGTTCCAACGGTGATAACATCCTTTGCGGGGTCAGACTTGTCAATTGCTGTTATCTGCTGACCATTGCAAGCATCGGTCGCGAACCTGTCACCAACTTTGAAATGGTGTCCTTTGGCAACCTCGTATGTGGTCGCCGTTGCAATCGCTTCCGTTATGATTTGCGCGGTCTTGCAAACCTCAAACAATCCATCAGAACCAACGCCAAGGGGTGTTCCCTCGAACAACCCCGTACCACCCAAGTTGGCGACCTTGACGGTTGCGCCACCGGGTATGTCCGCAACGCGGTGAAGAATACACTTCACAACGCGGTTGTCCTTTTTACGGTCAATTCTCAATCCCATTGTTTTGACGAATTAGGGGTTAAACATCTTTGCCCGCGAACACGTTGTTTTCGGGCTTTTGGCTGCTTATGAAGTCGGCAACACCTTTTGAAATACCGCTTTCTTCCTTTTGGGCGAATAGCGGGCTTCCGCCGGAATTGCTCAAATCAACATCAGCCTTGTTTTGATTTGCCGTGGCAATGTCCTTTTCCTTTTCCGCCAAGTATTCGTTGAAATCATCGTCCGTGTCGAACTTCATGCGGGCAAAGTCTTTCAAGGTTTGGTTCTTGAAATTCTCATCCTTGCAATTAGCCAACTTTTCGTTCAATGATTGAAGCCTTGACTTTGCGATGTTGTCTTGCTCATACCCCATCAACTTTTCTTGAAAAGGCTTGACCGCTTCCGCAACGGCTGCTTTGATGGTCGCGGCAATGTCGTTGGGGTCGGGTTTCGGGTTCGGGTCGCCGCCGGGTTCGGGTTTCCTTGCCACGAAATCAAACTTCTTCTTCAAGTTAGTTTCAAAGGTCTTGTTGCTTTCGGACACCTCTTTATCCACATCGGCGCGATAGTCCTTGACAAATTCATTCACTTGCGCATCGGTGATTTTTTCGACAAGGGCTTTCGCTTCATCTTCGGTCGTGCATTGTAACGCAAGTGAACGTGCCAATGCCGTTAAACCGTCCTTTCGCACGCCTGAAAACTTCGCAATCAGTAGTGCCAAAATTGTTTCTTTCATTCCGATAATCTTTTTAAGTTCACAAATCAAGCGTAAAAGTAATGTGTTTTACTATGATACACGCTAAATAACACCCCGACTTATCCTTGATTTATCCACATTTTGCATTGCAAGTGCATTTTTCTTTCCCGAAATGGTTGTTTTATTAAATATATTCATTACTTTTGCGGTGTGTTACTATAACACACACTTGCAACAAAAAATTGTATAACTAAAATTTCGCAACAATGGAACAAGCAACATTCAACCTGATTGACGCAATCAATTGTTCAGGTATCGACAATTCCCTTTGGGGATGCTCGCAAGGCATCGAAAGCACCAAGCATCATTTTGGTACAATTGAGGATATGGCACTTGAAAGAATGTTCATCTATGTTTACCGGGATGAAGATAATACTTCTTTCATACCTAAAACCACCCCGTCTTTAACCTTGACATTAGAAGAATGGGGGCCGGGGTTACTTGATATTTATTACATCTAATAATCCGGGGCGGTTCATTCCGCCCCACAATACTTTCGCAACATGAAATTTTCTGAATTACCTATTGACGTGCAAGAACGCCTTAATGAAAATAGGAAAGCACTTGTCAAACAGAACACCAATACCGCATATCATATTTGCTTATACAATACGGACGGAACACGTTATTTTTCAGCACAACGGGTTTGCAAATCATGGCATGACGACAAAGGACATTATATGCCTTTTGGCGGGGGTACATCATGGGTGATACGTTATGGGTGTGTCCAATTCAAGCCCATGCGCAATCCAATGGGGCAAATTGATTATGAATTGTGCAACGGAAAGGTTTATGGAAAATCTGCAAATGGTACAATCATTCCAAATTCGCTTCCGAACAAAAAGGACGTAATAAACTTAATCAACGCAATAGGCATATTCATCTTATAAAATTAGTACAATGTTAATCAAGGAAATCAAACAAGCCCTTATCGGCAAGACAATATCATATTTTGACGGCTGGAACGGTTCATGTGATTACTTCAAAATAGGCTATTTGAAAAAGGATGGCACAAGTGTTCGTGTATTCCCGGAAAAAGGCAAAGGATGGGGCGTATTTATCCCCATTCGCATAATCCCAACGCTTATTGAGAAAGGGCGATACAAAGAATCCAATGAAGTTGAACGGTGTTCTTATGAAAAGACATGGACGTTATGCCAATAATTGATGAACACGGTGTTCCGCGCCATACATTGACGCGGACACAACTTGAATCACTTTATAAAGCCCTTGAAAACTTTATCGGTGATTGCACCATTGAAGAATACGACAAGGACAAAGAAGCATTCGACACTGTAAAGACCGCAATTCACCAAAGAATAAGAAGCATATATGGAAAAGAATAATCAGGAATGCAAATGGCTTCCTTTCCCGGACAACAAGCCAAGGCGGAACACATTATGCCTTTGCAAAGTGAAACACCGCATCAATGCGGCAACGGATTATCGGATTGCCTTTTATGGCGAAAAGCCGCAAAGCGTATGCGACAACCAATTTTGGCTTTATGACCTGATAATCACGAATGAAGTATTGGCATTCATGCCGTTGGAACAAGATTACATATATTTCAAATAACAATTACACGTATGGAAACAAACATTGAAGCACTCGCAAGCAAGTATGGCTTGACGGTTGATTTCGTGAATGAACTTCACGAAAAGGTTATTGACAAAGAGAATTTCGCCCGTGCGGTTCGGATGTTCGCGGTCGGGTTGCTGCCTTATGACATGGCGACCGGGAAAGACCCCATCAACGTTGCCGAATATCGGCGCAAGGTCGCCCGCAATATGTGGAACTTCCGGCGCAAGAAAGCGGACAATATCAAAGCCGCAATGGAACAACAACGCAAGATTGTTGAGTATTACAACGGATGCAAGGCATTCACGTTGAAAAATAAAGCCGTCAAAGACGTTGTTTTTGTCAAGGATGGGCATTTGGTCGCCTTTGCCCATTTTGAGCCGAAACAAGGCGGCATTTACGGCGCAAACAATGAAGTAATGCCCAACTTCCGTTGGCATCCGCACGAATACTTGGCAAGGTTGCGCAAGCTGAACAAAGCCTTTTATCGGCAAGTCAAGAAAGCGGCGGTCAATTCACCTCGTGAATGGTTCGATTTTGATTTGAAAAAAGAATCATTATGAAGCAAGATTGGAGAAACTGCAATGGTGCTTGTCGCCTTTGTGTAAGTCCTTGTTGTCCTTTTAGGAAAGAACCAATGTTGGGTACTAATGAAGAATCGAAGAAAGATATTGAAGTTGATTCTTTGGACAACCCTATTTGCCCACATCAGACACACCCGCATTATGCAATAATAGCCCGGTGCATCGGTTGTCCAAAAAGTGAAGATTGCCCCGACCGTGATAAAATAATGGAGTATAAAAATAAACCGCGTATGGATATAAACGAATTGAAACGAAAGAAAAGGTTACTTGAAACCAAAATCGACACGTTGATTGCAACGTTCCTTGACGAAAACAAAGGCATCCACATCCGGGATGTTAATGTTAAGATTTCAGACGTAAGAAACCAAACGGCAAAAGAAGAAGTCGCAAGTTTCGTTGAAACAACAATAACATTGACTTTGTAGGACTATGTATGGCGATAAAGTGTATCATGTTTGTTTTGGCGACAATGACCATCATTATTTCGGGTCTATCACCGCCATATTCGACAAGTTCACGCCTGTTGAATTGGGGGTGTCAAAGTCGCGGTTGTGGGCTTTCGGAATCGCCGAAAACAAGCCTTATCGAAACGACAAGTGCATCATCTACCGGGGTGTAATACATCGCAAGAAAACCAACCGCAAACCGCCAAAATAAAAGGGATTGGGGCTTAATGCCCCTTTCCCTTTCATTCGTTATTTTCCGCTTCAAGTTCCGCCTTATACTGACTTTTCACGGCTTGCAACAATTCATCATTGTTGGTCATTTCTGCATACTCAATCAAGACATGGGCATTAAGTAAGGGATATTCTTCCAAGTCACGAAAGAAATCTTCCTTTGACACGACCAAATCATTGATTACGCTTTCATCATTGCAGAAATCATAAATTGTTTTGTTTTTCAAGTTTGAATAATCCATATTGTCGTTATTTGAATGGTTCATAATGCAAAGTTACTTTATAATTCCCTCATTTTTAAGGTAATTTTCTATTGTTGTCGTACTTGTACCCCTCCGGCACATCGCAACAATCTTCTTCAATTGCGCTTTACCTATCTTTTTGCCATTAGCACCCTTGAATGTGTCAAGTCCACCATCCAACAATGCTTGAATTGCCGTTGTTTCTTGCTCTGAATACTTCAAGGCAAACAGATTCTTTTTTGCAGACTGCAACACCTTGTCCGGGTCAAGACCCAACTTTTGAATGACATAATCATACCCCAAAACACGGCGGTTGTAACCCGTTGAATCGCGATTATTGATGAATTGCGGTTGCGGTGTCTTGACACACCCAAGTTTAGAATAAAATTCCGGCAATGTCTTTCTTGCCACAAACTCATTCATCATTTCCATGACATCGGTTTGCGTGCTTGTTATATACATATTACCCAGAACATTGCGGTTGTGCGTAATTTCATGCCAAAATGTTGCCATTGCATCGGCTTCAAGTTCGGTGATTGTATCGGACTTGCCTTGTCCGATTTTAGCCAATGCCGACTTAACACGTTGCAATCTGTCAGGGGTAAGCCTTATACGCCCATCCATGAATGTATCACCATTGACACCGCGCCGGGTTGTCGGTGACAACTTCAAATCACCATTGGCAAACCATTTGTCGGCTGCAAATTCCGAATTGATAGATTTGAAAGTTTCATCAACATCCGCATCCGTCTTATAATCGGTTTTAACGGCTCTATGCGGAACGTCTTTGCCGCTTTTGCCCTTGGCTTCATCAACCGCCTTTTGGATTTCCTGTTGGAACTTAATCAATGCGTCTTTGCATGAAGCCTTTGTCATAACCCATTCGCGCTTGTCGCCTGTAATTGTGGCAATGATATTCAACATATCATCAACATCAATCTTGTATTTCCGGGCTTCCTTGATTGCTTCATTGGCATCATGGATGAATGCTTCATATTCTTCTTTTGCCTTTTCGACACGCTCTTTCAGTATGTCAATAGCCCTTGTAATGGCGTTGTGTTCGGGTACTTTCATTGCCGTGTCAAGAACAAATGTATTCAACCCCCATTCGCTACATTTTGCCCGAATATCACTTTCAGCCGTTTGCATTTCCGCCGCTTTCAATTGGATGGTCGCAATCCGGCTTTGTATTCTCGTAACGTCCTTGTTGGTGACATACGTTTCAAGCATACTTAATTGGTCAGCCAAACCCCACTTTTTCGCCAACATCCTTGCTTGGGTGATTTGCGGCATAAGGGCATCAAGCCGCCTTTGTTCCGGGTCAATCTGTTGGGTGTCAAACTTCAACCCTTTGGATAACTTGCCGTCCTTGAAGTTGTCTTTGATGAAATAGGGTGTTGAACTCCAATTGGCTTGCGCTTCTTCATGGTCTTTGACCCATTCTTTGAAGCCGTCCGGCACATCGACAACAACATTCTTTGCTTCCAAACGCTTGTATTGAGTGCCGCGCAAAGCCGCTTTGAGGTCGCCCAACTCGTTTTTATCAAAGGTTTCTTCATCCATCAAGATTGGCACGGCGTAACACATACATTGCGGGTGCCAGCCCTTAAATTTGAAGTGCTTGGGGTAACGTCCTTTCAGCTTTTCGCAAATGTCACAATCGCACAAGGGTTCATGGTTTGACCGCTTGACCTCAAAGCCAACGACAAAATCAAGGCTTTGCCAACGCAAATAATCGCTTTCGCGGTATGCCATATTGATTTCCGACCGTGTAAGCCGGGCGGCATTCTTTGCGCTTGACCTGTAAACACCACGTCCGGGGTGGAATGCCCTTGCAGCCTTTGACAACACAAGGTTGCCCCGCTTGTCACGCACACGGCGGAACAATCGGTTGGGGTCTTTCAGGTTCTGCCGGACATCCCGTGAAAGTTGTGCCGCACTTCGACCCTCACCCAACCCGGCATCAAGGGCGGCTTCAAGTTGTTCACGGTATTGCCCAACATACTTCCAAATACGTTGTGAAAGGTTCATTCCCTCAACCTTGCGCCCCTGAAAGGTTTTCAAGGCATCCAAATTTTGGTCTTGCATCTTTTTCAATTGCGCCTTGCTCAACTTGGATGTATCAAGTATTGAGGAAATGAAGCCATCATTCTTGCTGCAAGCAAACAACCATTGCTTCTTTGACCCCGTTTCAATGACCGTTGTAATGCGGCTTGCAAGTTGCTTGGTGACACTTTGCATAACCGCCTTGACACTTGGGTAATCATCGAAAGAAAACGGCTTGTCGGGGTCATATTTGCCCTTTGCCGCCGCCCTTGCTATTTCGGCGGTCGCCTTGTCAAACAAAGCATCAACGGCTTGCGTGTATTGCTCCGTTTGCCTGTAATGTGCGGCATCGAATGTCTGCACCGAAAATCGCTTTACTTTCTGCCTTTTAGCCATTGCCCCTTAATTTGAAGTGTTCGCATTGAGGGTCTGACAAGAACTTGCTATATTTCCCCTCTTTGTGGAAAGGGCATTTGCACATGAACAATTCACCTTTCCAATTCTTTTCGTGCCAATCACATGAATGCGCACAATCCCGGCATTGATATTTTGGCGTTTCAATGACTTTCCTTTTCATCACGCATCCATTTCAAGTTGTGGTTCACCGATTATGAAAGAATTTTCGGTTGTCGCTTGGTCTTTCAACTTCTGCATGGTCAATTCAACATTGCTTGAAAGTCCGGCTTTCTCGACCGATTCTTCTTGCGATATGACGGGCTTGTTGCCATTAGCCGTAAGCCAATAGTTCAATTCGTCAATCTCACTTGTAAGCATATACGGCACAATTTCGGGTTCAATGGCAATTGTTTCACAATCCGTTTCCAATGCGTTGTTCATCTTGCCGATATAGGCAAGAATGACATTCACACGGCGTTGCAAATAATCATCGAAGATTTCCCGTTTGTCTTGAACTTTTAGATGGGCATCCATGAAAAGCAACTTCAATGCAATGCCACTTATAGCCCCAAGCCCCTTGACCGAATCAAACGAAATATCCGGCGTTTGGGTGATTGTATAAATCATCTTCAAAAGGGTTTCAATCTCCAACTTGACGGCTTCCGGGGCTGACTGCCAAGACACATATTGCATGGTTGCACCATCTTCACCCTCAATGACTGCACCGCTTTCGCCTTTCTTTGCCCATCCTTTGATTATGCCCGTTGTGAATATCTTGGGGCTTGCGTGATAATCGTTTGTGTCGGCAAAGTTCGACAACAAGGTTTCCAAACGGTCAATCAGTTTATCCACATCTTCCGTTTCAAACTTGGGTTGGTGTCCGTAAATCACGGGGATTTTGCCTATCGTGATAGGCTTTGGATAGCCCGGTGCGGCTTCATAGCCATTTTCCCCATTAATCCACAACCAATGTTCTTTGTCTGTGAATGTTTCAAAATAATCAACGGCATTTTCCCCGGCATCCTTTCGGCTGAAAGACCGTGAAAAGGCTACCATGTCGCCCGTTTCGTCAAAATAGGGGTAAAGGGTATCACCATAAGCGGGCGAAAACAAGGCACAACGCAACTTGTGTTTCGACTTGAAGCCATATTTAGAATTGGGCTTATCTACCGTGTACCAATACTCCGCACATTCCTTGTAACCGAAAATGGAACGACCGATTTTGCGGTTCAAAGAAGTGCTTTTGACATCATACAATATGCGGTTCAAGGCAAAGACAATCGCCGCTTCATTGTCATTGGATGGGGTCGCATTGTAATTGATAGGGTTGCCGAAACAGAAAGACACGGCACGGTTTATTATCAACCTTTGAATGGCAAGGGCAATTCTTGCAACCTTTTCCGTTCTGTAATTGGTACTTTCGCCATCCACCGTGATAATCTTTTGCGCCGATTCCGCTTCATCGTCGGCATCAATCTTTACCCGTTTATCCTTGCGAATAACCGGGTCGTTAATATCATGCAACTTGGGGTTAAGTGCCTTTTCTGCACTCTCCACATCAGGTTGTGGAATGAAACGGCAAGACTTCAATTCCGAAATCACATCATTTGCCGTTGCTTTCTTGAAAATTTCGTCAATTGGCATATCGTTATTGTTTTATAGTGAAACACTTTAATATCCAAAAAGCCCCGCCACATCCGATTTGCGGTGGTTTGCTCTTTTTTCGATTGTTCCCGTCAATGCGTCCGGGGCATCATCATGTTCATTTTGCCCGGCTTTCAAATAGCCGCATATCGCCTTGGCAAATTCAGGGAATAGGGTTTTCCAGCCTTGCGGCATGAATGTAAGGTTCTGCACCATTGCCGAATGTTGGTATATCCTCGTATCTTTGTTTTCGGTTTGGTGAAATGCCGTGAATGCCGTTTTGCCGTTGCCCATAAGTCGGCATTGCTTTTCAACATTGTTCTTGAAAAGGCGACCGCCGTTGTTCGCTTCGACAATGCACAAGGCAACGCCGTGTTTGGTTAGCATCTTTGCAAGTGCGGGTTCTGTGTACTCAACCGGGCGTGTCGTGTAAAGTACATCCACAACATAATTGGCAACATCCGTTTCATCATAGACAATGGCGCACAAATAATCTGCGCCCGTGTCCGCCGTATCGACATAACATTTCCGCTTGACATACTTTGTCGCCGGGCGAATGGTGTATTCAACAAAGCCGCTTTCGTACATAAGTCCGGCACGGGGTTGGGGGGCTTGTTGATACAAGGATTCAAACACTTGGGGATTGCGTTTGCGTATCGCTTGCAGCTTCTTTAAGCTGTGTCTTTCTTCCCAAAGTGCTTCACCCTCTTTCCGTGGGTCATACTCTGTCGGCTTGCCCTCTTTGATAGCCTTGTAAACGACAACAACCCACCCATCGGGGTTATCTTTGGGGTCATATACGCCTTGTTGCCGTAACAATGTACCCGCCAAATCATCTTCATGCCATCGTGTAAAGACAATCAGTTGTTGGGATTCATTGTGAAGTCGGGTTTCCGCAACCGTATCGTACCAATCCGACACACTTTCACGGACAATGGGCGACCATGCCGTCTTTGCGTCCTTGTAAATATCATCCATGATAAGAATATCAACGGGTTCACCTGTCAAAGCACCACCGACACCAACCGTCTTGAAGCTGCCCCGGTGTCCTACAATCTCGCATTCATCCGCATTGCGCAACCAAGACCCGGCAATCGTGGTCACATTGGCGGCATTAAGGTTGGTTTCCGGGAATATCTCGTGATATTCGGGGGTGTCGATTATCCTTTGGATTTCACGGTTGAACTTTCTTGCTTTGGGAGCATTGTAAGACACAATCGCCAACCGTTTTTCAGGGTCATTGCCAAGAAGAAAGGCGGGCAAACGCCTTGTTGAACCCTCGGATTTACCATGTTGGGGCGGCATGAACACCATCAATTTGCGGATTTTGCCTTGCGCAAAGTCTGTCAGAACCTTGTAATATCGGCGGTGAAAGTCCGCCGGGCGGAATGTGGGCATGGTGGCAAGGGTAAAACGCAACAAATCGGAACGGCTTTCACGAATAAGCCGTTCTTTCAATGCCTTACAATACCGTATCTTGTCAGCCCTTTGCGACATTATTCTAACTTCCTTTGCAATTCCGCAATTTCATTATCCAATTCTTCATCCGACTTGCCCGCAAACAAATCCTTTCCGTCTTTGCCTGTAACCTCGGTTGTTTGTCTGTTTCTCCAATGTTCCGGGTCGCCATTCGTCAAGGTGAATATGATTGCCGCCGTGTCTGCCTGAATGTGCTTCTTGGTGGTCGTTTGTTCCTTGATTATCGGCTTTGGATTGCCCTTTTCGTCTTTCACCTTGCTTGGAATGGTGACAACCTTTGTTTCGGTCACATCGTAGCCCTGTATCTTCTTCAACAATGATTTCTTGGCTTCTTGAACAAAGAATTGCATTCTTTCATCCTTTGCTTGCTCGATTGCATCGGCAAAGTCGGGGTAATCATCCATCCATTGATGGTAAGTTTTCGGGGTGATACCCACTTGGCGGCATATTTCGGCAATGGTGAATGTGTCCGACTTGACAAGTCCGACAATCTTTTCAACTATTTTCTTACCGTATTTCGCCATGTTACGCCTTTTTTAGTCCATTTTTGTCACTTTCATTACTTTATTCTTTCAATTCACACTTAAAGCCCCTTTCTTGTAACTCATTGAATAACAAAGACAACTTGGTCACATCACCGCATTCAACAATCAACCTTGTATCAATCACCTTTTTGCCGGGGCTTTCTTCTTCATTCTCGTTTTCATCTTGGGCATCCATAGCAACGCCCCAATCTTCCGGGTCAAAGTCGAACTTTTCCGCTTCCTGCATTATCAAGTCCGTGTCAAAGGAAAGGTTTGCTTTGCTTGTCGCATTGTCGGCAAGGGCAAGTTCCCGACCTTTTGCCGAATCAAGGTCAATATCCTTGCGCTTGACCGCCACAAGGGAATTTCCGTCAGTTTCGACAATGATAACATTGTCAAAGCCAATGTCGGCGGCTTTTTCGGCTGTCTTGTTCCCGGCAATAATGCGGTTGTTCTTGTCAATAAGGATTGACCGCCCAAGCCCAAATTCGCGCAAGGACTTATCCATCAGGTGTTCGCCAAACTCCGTTCCCTTGTTGAAGTTCTTGTTGTCGGGAATAAGCGTGTCAATGCTCGCTTCAATTATTTTAGTAGCCATGACAATACGGAATTGATGTTGAACAACGCACAAATCATCAGGGCGACCAAAGCCCCGCACAATGCCCCAATAACGGTGAAAACAAAGTCCATAAGTTCAACCATGCCGTGTCCTTTGGAATCCCACCATTCCTTGATTGCCCCGGCAAGGCTTCCGGCTATAAAGCCGACCAATGCACCGAACAAGATACCCACGACAAGGGCAATGATTGCACCGACAATGAAATGCTTTCGTTTGTCGGGGTGTTTGGCGGCTTCTGCAAGGCTTTCCCATGCTTCAATGATACTTTCCTTTACTTCCGAAAGAAAAGCCGAAATTCGGTCTTTTAGGGGCTGTTTGTTGAACACCGCTTCACCCGACACAAAGACGGGCGGTTGAGTCTTGCCTGAAAGGACACCAAGCCACACTTTGCCGCCGAACAAAATGTTGATACGTTCCTTGAAAGTCGGCTTCCAACAAGAAACACATTGTTTGCCGTCATTCCATACGTGTAAAGATGAACATTCCTTGTCCGACATGGTGGACGGCTTTTGCAATACCTTTGTGGATTGCGGAAAATCAATTGGTTTCATTTACTTTTGAATTTAGTTTGCAATGCAAATGCAAAAATAAAAGGTGTATCACAATGACACACCCTTTTAGAAAAAAAGTTAAGCACAAGTTATTCAACTTTTACCCGGATAGGCAAGCCCGAAAACACCCATGCAAGCAAAGCCGCATCGCGCCCGTCTTGATTGGTTCGCCCGGTCAATCCCGTGAATGAAGCCAATTCTTCATGCGTGATTTTTCGGTCTTTCCCTTTCCAACACTTCACCAACGGGGCGTGTGCCAAGACTTCAAGCCCGTAATGCTTGCACATTTCGATAATCTTGCGCCCTGTTTCATGGTTCGCGCCGACATCCTTTGCGATTTTTTCCGCCCGGTGTCCTTGCGCTTCATGGAAATTGCTTTTCCTGACCATCCACCCGGCTTCAACAACGACAATGACCGTTTCTTGCTTTTCAAGACTTGTCTTTTTGCAGAATTGCAAGTAATCCATCAGGCACGGAAAGGTCAAGTTTGACACTTCCAATTGCCGTGTTGTCGGTTTGAGGAACGCCACGCCCGATTTGTCCTTGTCGGGGTCAATGGCAATGATATTGTCATATCTGCATTTCATAAGCCACAAGCATTAAAACGGCAAATCATCATTTGCATTGTCGGATGGTTGGGGCTGTGCCGTCTGTGCTGCCGTTGCGCCCTGTTGTTGGCTTTCGCCTTTCAGACCGCACAAGGTTACTTCATTCGCATTGACATTGACGGCGATTTGGGTGTTCCCGTGCTTGTCTTGATAGGTCTTTAAGGACAAACGCCCCCGGACAAACACTTTGCACCCCTTTTTCAAGTATTGCGTAAGACCGCCGCCGTCACCGTACCAAAGGACGGACACCCACACCGTTGATTCATTCACGACCCCTTGGGCATCCTTTTTCCTTTCGGAATGGGCGACATTGAATGACACATACTTTTTGCCGCTGAAATCCTTGATTTCGGCATCATTCCCGATATTGCCAATTACTTCACATTGAAACATATACGTTTGTTTTTAAGTTATACAAATACTTTCCTTTTGTTATGCAAGTGCATTGCATTTGCTTTATCAATACGCTTTATTGTGCCGGATTGGGCGGCTTTCATTGTAGCGCATTTTCTGCATAATGTGCCACCACAAGTCTATATCCAAAGACTTTGCCCATTCATTGACATAAGCAATGCCGAATTGAATACGCTTTTCAATACCTATCACGTCACGGGAAAGACCTTTGCACAAGGCAAAAGCGTTTTCGGTAAAGCTGAACTTGTCGAATGCCCGGTAATATCGGCAAGGCTTCATTTTCTCGAAGTCAATACCCAATGCCCCGGCAAGGTCGAAAAGGCGAATGGCGACATCTGCCATTTCATCTTCAACGGTATTCTTTATGATTGCTTCAAACGCATCTTCAAATGCTTTGCCTTTCCCCATGTCCTGTTTGATAATCAGCTTTGCACCGACCCCGGCTTTGTCGCCCTTGCGGTCGGCTTCCACCATTTCGGCGATTTCGGTAACAACAAGCATCAAACAATGTTCGTTGCTTCTTCTTTCATCCCAAAAGCCATGCTTTACGGCATTGGAATGCACTTTTTCGGTCAAATCGTTGTAAGTCATAATCTTTACTTGTTTTAGAATAACTTTAATTGTGCTTGGTGGTACAACAACCGTTGCTTTGCGGCATTGAAATAACCGGGGTCAAGTTCAATCCCCAACATTTCAAACCCCAAGTCATGCGCTGCAATGCAAATTGAACCCGACCCCAAATGCGTGTCAAGGATTCTATCACCCGGCTTTGCATAATTCATCAGCAACCACCCATAAAGTTTGATGGGCTTTTCGGTCGGATGAATCGTTTGTTGCTTTGCAAGTTCGCAACGGTTTATTGTCACAACCCTTGTCGGGCAATCAAAGGATGAATAAGCAAGTTCGCAATCTGACATTGTTAGCCCGGTTTGTCCTTTGAACCAACATATCCAACCCTTTGTGCCTTTCGACAAGTATTTTACAAAGTAGTTAGCACCCCAAATGATTTGGTTTTTGCTGACCCTTTGAAGTTCCGTGAAGTATTCGGGGGGGGTAATTTATCCCAATCCTTTTTGTCATGCTGCTTGCGGTTGTGCTTTGGGTTCTTGCAGATACATTCCTTTTGCCCATCAATACCCAACCCATAAGGCGGGTCACATATTGCAAGGTCAAAGGCATTGTCAGGCAATCCCCGCATCACTTCCATGCAATCGGCATTCACAAGCCGGATTTTCCCGTATGTTTCAACATTCATATTCGACCCGTCACTATGTCAAACACCGCCTTTGTCAAGTTAATGTCATACAAGGCATTGTGCAATGATTCACTTTCGACATCAACGCCAAGCGTTTTGGCGACCGTGGATAACTTGAAATTCTCCATGTCAGGGCGGCGGGTCGCAAGATATGCGGATGCAAGCACCATCACATCAATTGTGTTCGACCAAAACCAAGAACCAAAGTATTGGTCGCCGTTCTGCAAGAAGAATCCACGCAAAAATTGATTGTCGAAAGCCGCATTGTTATAACCGACCAAGAAGAACTTGTCTTTCTTGTTGTACTTATCGACATACTTTTCAAGCATCGCAACAAATTCGGAATATACTTGTCGCATTGGCGGGTATGCCAACACTTGTTCACGTGTTACCCCTGCAACTTTCAAGGCTTCATCTTCGATTATCGCCCTTGGGTTTGGTTGAACGTAAAAGTCGAATTGTTCTTTGGAAACACCATCAATCACGATTTCACCCGATATTTGATGGATTCCATTCTTGCCGGGATTTACCCCGGTCGTTTCAAGGTCAAAAAATAGTAATTTCATTGCTTTTTTGTTTTATAGTGAAACATTTTTTGCTAAATCTTCGATAACCATTGTTCCCAAATTCGGCTTGCAACTTGTGCCATCATCACGGGCGGCACGGACATTCCGCACACATAATGGGGTGATTGACCACCGAAATTGTAGTCTTGCGGAAAGGATGAAATGCAACATACTTCACTTTTTGCAAGGAACTTGGGTTGCACAAAGTGAATCAAGCATGATTCCTTGCTTGCAAGGGTGGGGCATATCCTGTCCGGGTACGCATAAGCCTGATTGAAGTTAGACCCTTTGCCGAACAACCTTTCATTCGCATCGCCTTGGTTGGTGTCGCCATCCTTGCGATTATCCCACAAAAGGCGCATCACCTTTGAATTGATTTCACGCCCTGAATAGTCAGCGACTTCACCAAACATTATTGGCGGCTCGTTGAAATCAAGGTTCAATTTCGGCACTTCGTTGAAAAGGTCTTGCATCACCAAGAATGGGACGGCAAGGTCTTTTCGCAAACAGACAAAGAACACACGTTCACGCCTTTGCGGAACACCCATCTTTTGAGCATCAAGCAACCAATGTTGGCAATAATACCCGGCATCCTCGAAGCCCTCATATATCCGTCTTACATAGTCTTTGGCTTCACCAAGCAACAAACCTTTGACGTTTTCGGCGACAACGACTTTCGGTTGCAGCTTCTTTGCAAGGTCTATGAAGTCGAAAAACAAGGTGTCTAACACTTGCGCCGCTTGCCCCTCTCGAAAGTGCTTCATCTTGCCCCATGCTTCTTCACGACTTCCGGCGACCGAAAACGTGGAACAAGGGGGCGACCCGTCCAACACGTCAAGATTGTACAATTCGGGCGGCAAGTCCGTTCTATCCTTGAACGTCTGTATCGGTTCAAGGAAAGGAAACTTGGGGTTGTGGTTCTGACAATATGCGTACATCATGCGGTGGTCTATCTCATTGCACCCGATTACATCGAACCCGGCAAGTTTGTAACCCATAGAACTGCCCCCCCACAAGCAAAACATGAAAAGACAGCCCCTTTGTCTTTGGTGAAGTGGGCATCTTTCAAAGTCCAACGATAATCGAATTTATGCGGTTTCATTTGTTTTATTCAATATATTGTTTACCCTTGTCGCCATATCCCGGAATTGCGGATTGTACTTGAAATCATCATCATACTTCCGCAATAAATGAAGCATCGAAGAATGGTCACGGCGAACATACTTGGCTATCTGTGTCAGCTTCATTTTTCGCTTGCGGCAATGATACACGAATATCATCCGGGCAAACACCCCGTCACGCTTGCGCGACTTGGTGATATATTGATTGAAGCGTAACCCTGTCACTTCATGGATTGCATTTTGTATGCGCAAGATTGCCTTGTATTCATCATTTAGAATGATTATGTTTGATTCAAACAATACATCCTTGCCCGTGCGGTTGGCAAAATCAAATTCTATTGAAGCCCCGGTTGAAGTAGTCCAATTATCCATCATGTAGATTGCATCACACGAATGCAGCATTTCAATATCCTTGCATAAATGCTTTATCCATTCTTCATGGGTCGCAAGACCATTCTTTAACGGGTTTATCACTTCAAAGCCAAGTTCCGTCAATAAGGCTTCCGCATCTTCAAACCTTTGTTCGGCTTCCTTATAAGGCAAGCCGCTTATCTTTCCTGAAATGTATATCCTCATGGCTGCAAGTTCTTTTGATAGTTATGCAAAAACTTATTCACGAAATACACTTGACCCTTGCCCGTTACTTTGGTCGTGTTGGAAATAAGGGTGTCGCCGTTAGGCTTCTGAATGGTCGTTTTCTTGATTTCAAACAAGCCCATTTCCATTGCCTTTTGGGTCGGTTGATTGTATCTTTCACCGTGTTGGCACAAATAGCCGTTATCGCGCATCCATTGAAAAAGCCGCTTTTCGCCCGTCTGAACCCCGTTTTGGCATATTATCTTGGCAAGTTCGCCGATAAGCACGGATTGTTTCGCGGTTTCAACCGCTTGTGAGAATAAGACACGGGGTGCATCGGCTTCAATCTGCTTTTGCTGCCGCTCGATTTGTTCCGCCTGTGCCGCTGCAAGGCGTAATGCTTCCGCGAATGATTGAGGTATCGCCGGGGTGGTGGTCGGTTGCATTGCTTGCCTGACAACCTTTTCCATCGCGTTGAATTGCTCAATGAATGCAACCTTGAATTGCATTGCTTTTGCACCTGTCAAACCCATTGCAAGCAAGGAAAAGCCGTCACGGGTCATTATGAACATCGGTTGTGTTTGCCCCCGCATATCAACATACGTTGTTTCAAAGAACCAATTTTTCGCGGCTAAATTTTGAGCCGCCAAATTCCTAATGGCTTTCAACACATTCTTGTGTTGCTTGTCAAACACTTGTGACACCTTCAAAGAATCGGTCACGGGTGTTCCTTTTTCGGTCTTATAGACCGCATCTTGTTGAATGATAATACCGTCCATTTTTATAAAGTTATTAGTTAATTATTCCGCATCATCATCAAAGAAACCTTGGTTTTCATCCAAGAAAGCGTCCAACGCATCATCACAATATAAGCCCTCGCAAAGACTATCGCAACGGTGGTCGATTTCGCCGCTTTTCCACGGGCAATAATCACATAAATCATCACCCAATGCCTGTTTCAATTCTTCATTTGCCATCTGCTTCAAGTTCTATTTTTGCAATCGCTTTAAGTTCTTGAAGTCGCTTTTTCAAGACTTCAACTTGTTCATCCATCACCTGAATGGCAATTTCGGGCGAAATGTTGAAAATGCGCATTGATGAACATATACCGTCAGGAACACCCAATTGCATTCCCTTTCCATATTTGCCGAAACTTGTTTCATTTTCAGCAATGGGGCGCGGGTCTTTCGCCGCACGTTCACGCGCTTTTTCGACTTCCTCGCACATATCGGACTTGATTTTTCCGATTTCTTCAATCTGTTGGTGGCAATTGTAAATTTGCCTTGCTGTTTCTTTCGTAATCATAGCTGTTAAATTTTACGTCTGTCTTTTCCTTTGATTTCAAAATAATTGCACATTTCACGAAGTCGGCTTGCCACACGGTCGCCATACCTGTTTGAAAGTGCTTCACCGTTGATTTTAAGATTTGAGGTGATAAGGGTTAATTCGTCGGTCTTGTCGCCCCGGTATTCAAGCACGTTCCGCAACACGTCAAGACGGTTGCCCATGTACATTGATTCTTGCGGCTCGCTGCCTAAATCCTGAATGCCAAGAATGCCTTGCGATTTGTACCTTTGAATGTTCCCATCCTCAATGAACTTGTCGCATATCTCATCAGCCCGGAACGTCACCCACCACAAAGGGCGTGTCGTGTTGTTGCCTTTCTCCATTGACACCCGGAAACCCCATGCGGCACTATATGCAAGCATGATTTCAAGACACCATGACTTGCCCGAACCCGTGTTTCCGGCAATGTAGATACCGCGTTTCAAATGCCCCGGAACAACTTGCCTTGTGTCAGGGTCAAGACATTGCATTGACGTGTCGCAATGACACCATTTGATGAAGTTTTCGTAAGTGAAGCGGTTTTCATCGTCAATCACGAACTTTGGATTCCGGCTTTTGCCGATTGCTTCAACTATCTTCAATGCTTCTTCGACATCATATTGCAAGTATTGGTAACGGGTAATGCCGACAAACAACCCACGTTGCTTCACGGCTTCCAAAATGCGACCGACACTTGGCATCTGCACTTTCACGGTCTTTTGCTTGCCGTCCTTGTCTGTTATGGTTTCTTTTACGTCCATTCGTCATTGCACTTTTTGGTTACACTTGCTTTTCTTGCCGGGCGCATATTGTCACGCTTTGACCATGTGACAACCGCCATCCGCCAATCTTTCATCTTATTTTTGCCAATCATCCAATCTTTGCTTTGATAGAACGCAATGAATGCTTCCGCATCAACCGAATATCCCTTTTCTTGAATGTAGGATTGTACTTCTTCAATAGTAGGGGGGCAAAACCGTTTGACGGTTTTTGCTTTTTCCCTCTCTATATTATTAGATTCTTTACTTTCCTTTTCTTTACTTTTCTTTTCTTTGGATATATCTTGCATTGCATTTGCATCCGTTTTGCATTGCGTTTGCTGATTTTGCATTGATTGCCAACGCTTTATGGCGGCAAGTTTTCTTGATTCCGAAATGGTTTTGCGCTTTTCAAGACGTGCATTTACTGACTTTGACCAAAACTTTTCGCCATCATTTTGGAACAAATCGAAGTCTTGCACTACACTTTCAACAACCTTGCTTTCCACGTGCAATGCAAATGCAATGCTTTTGCACGACTTCAAGGGCAAGAACCCGTCTTGTTCATATAGTTGCTCGACAATGCACCAAAATACACCGATACCCGCCGCACCGTGTTCAATCAACACGTCTTGCAATTTTGGGTCATTCCGGGCATTGTAATCATGTTGGAAATAATACACTTCTTTCAT